ATGTTTTCAAGTAAGCAATATGCATGGAGCGACATTAGCGTATCCATTGGCGGAAAAGTACTACAAGGCATTACAGCCATTGAGTATACCCAAAAGAGAGAAAAAGAACTGATTTATGGCCGTGGCGATGATCCACACTCTATTGGCCGCGGTAAAAATTCCTACGAAGGAAAAGTTTCCATTTGGCAAAGCGAATTAGAAGCTATGGTACAAAGTACTGCAAGTAAAAATGTGCTTTCCCTATCCTTCGACCTCATCGTTTCCTACGTCCCAGAAGATGGTGGCCCAATTGTGACCGATATCCTTCAAAACGTGGAATTTACCGAGGTAAAGAAATCGATGAAGCAAGGCGACAAAAACATGGTCATCGAAATGCCTATCATTTTCACCAAAATTAAACCACAACAATAAAAATGAGTAAAGTAACAACCCAACAAATTGCCGAGTGGAAAAAGAAGCACGGCGATATTTTCAAAATCACGGTAGATGGCAAAGAAGCCTATTTACATAAACCCGACAGGAAAACTTTAGGTTATGCCACAACCCTAGCCAGCAATGAGCCACTAAAATTTAACGAGGTTCTTTTAAACAACTGCTGGCTAGGTGGCGATACCGAAATCAAGACGGATGATACTTTGTTCCTGTCGGCATCCTCAAAATTGGCAGAGCTTATTGAAATTAAGAATGCCGAACTGGTAAAGTTGTAGAGGGGAGTGAAGTAAGGGACGGTGAATGGATAAGAATTTGTAACGCTCAATTACGCTACTACATGCACCTCGATCCAAATGTTCTTAGCGACCATGAATGGGCTAGTGCTATTAAAGACTTAGAATGGATCAGAAAACAGGAAGCAAGTACAAATTCTTTCTAAAAATCATAGTGGTTTTGCCGTCCCAAACTTTACCAATACTGTACCCCTCAAATACCTCAATAATTCAAGTAACCAGCTTTTAAACAAGCATCAATTTTCATTAAAACTACCCCAATGGCCGATATCACAAGCAATATTTCCTCTTTATCTGATAGAATGTCACGATTGATTATTCTTAACGATATTTTACTGAATCAGTGGAACAGGCTTGAAAGAAGCTCACGCATGGTTGCCAGTGCTTTTGACGGGATGGCCAAATCAGCCGATGCCCTAGTCCAAAAACTGGAACGCTTGAGCGCCAATTCGGGCTTGTTCTCGGGCATGAGCTTGAGCTATGCAAGAAGCTATAACAACGAGCTAAGCATAACCAATAATCAAATGCAACGCTTAACTAACACAGGTAATATTAGGGGAATTGAAGCAAGCACTCAACAAAGTATCAGGAACTATCGCAATGAAGTAACGGCACTCAGTGTTGAATTCAGAGGGCTTCAACAAGCACAGGAAAGGGTTACTTCTGCGGGAGCTACAGCTACTCAAGCCCCAGCAAGAAGCAGTAGCCGATTACTCCAAGATGCTGTAAATATTGAAACCAATCCTTACAAAATACTCGGCAATGTAATGAGTGGCGGCATGAAAGCCGATGAGCAAAAAGGCAGCTTATTAGGCGCAGTGAAGGGAGATACGGAAAAAGCAAAATCTCTATACGAACAACTCTCTGCCTATAGCTTAAAATCTCCATATGACAAAGCGGAGCTAATAGAAGCACAAAGTGCGATGATGAAGCTGGGATTAAGCTCCGAAATGGCTTTAGGTAGACTGAAAAACATCGGAGACATTGCCCTAGGAAACGCAGGCAACATGTCGGCCTTATCCGATGCCCTTGCTAAAGCCACGGCCAAAGGCCAGTTACAAAAAGAGGAGTACCAGAAAATGAAAGATGCTGGATTTGATCCTTTGGAAGCCATTAGCAAAAAAACAGGAGAGAGCATAGAAAGTCTTCAATCACGGATGGCCAATGGTGCCATTAGTGCAAAGGAGCTTTCACAATCCTTCGAATGGGCTACGCAAAAAGGTGGGGATTTTTACCAGGGTTCAGAAAAAGCAGGCCAAAACCTGGGAACCAAATGGCAACAAATGCTCCGAGGCGTTTCAGAAGTTTCTTTAAAAATTTATGAGTTGATTGCTCCGGTACTGATGCCCGTTGTTTCGGGCATCACCTTTGCCTTCGAGAAAATAGCCCAGGGAATTGGCTGGTTTATTGGCCAATTACAAGCTGGTAATCCCTATGTAATCGCGGCGGCCATTGCCATTGGCTCCTTTGCAAGTGCCTTGCTCATCTTTAATGCTTATACAGAATTAGCGGCCATTGCACAAAACAAATTGTCCCTTGCCTTTTTGAAAAACCCAGTAGTATGGGTAATTGCAGCAATTATTGCACTCATCGCTACCATTGCTTATGTAATTTACAAAACCGATGGCTGGGGCAAGGCCTGGCAGCACACTGTCAATGCCGCCACATTCATGTGGCAGGCATTTTGTGCCGCTGGCAGACTGCAATGGGACATTATGGTTAACGGAATCATGATTGGGCTTGATTTGATCAAGAGAGGCTGGTATATATTTAAGAATAGTGTAGGTTTAGGAGATAGTAAAGAAAATAATGCTGCTATTGCCGCAATAGATGCAGATATGAAGCAGCGTGCAGTTGCGGTCGCCCAAGGCGCAGCAAATGTAGCCAAGCTCACCGCAAACGCCGGAAGGGAGATGCGGGCAGCTGCAGGCTCTTTAAGCTGGAATAGCGGCCGAAGCATTTCAGACCTCACGGCAGGCTTTAAGAAACAACTGGGAATGTCTGATGCTCCTTCTTCAGCAGCCTTAGGAAAAACTACCGGACTAGAAGGCTCAACCGCTCCCATAGGCAACCCCGTTCAGGGTACAACAGACGGCATTACAGGTGGAGGTAGCAGGCCAAGCAGCATCACCATCAACCTGGGCAAAATGCAAGACCAAATCGTAATTAACACCATTACCGCTGGAGAAGGTGCCAGCAGTATGCGCCAATTATTAGAAGAAGAATTAAACCGTTTACTAGGCTCAGTGGCCGCCATGCAAACCACATAAATGATATGGAATTTTCAATAAAAGAACTCACCGCACTGGCTCACTTAAGCTATATCGCTTCACCTTATCCTGGATTTGGGGTACAAAAGCAAGATGACCTGAAAGGAAAGACCGAAAGTCACAATCTTCAGGACGGTTATAAATTTAACCAGCAAGACGCTTTGGGCAAGTCTTACTTCATGACTTTAGCAGTACAGGAGGAAACGATACAAAACGAAGATAAAAAGCAAAATAAAGTCCTGCCATTCCCTAATGAGCCCCTAGTCTCTATCTCTCGCAAAAAAACAATTGTAGAGACGGCCACCGTTGGAGAAAACCGTATGGGAACGGTAAAGGAATACATCTGCGCAGAAGATTACGAAATTGAGATTAAAGGAGTAATTATTGGAGAGGATGACATCTATCCAGAAGAAGAAGTAAAAAACCTGAACAACCTCTTCAACATAAAAGGAACTTTAACAATAGTCGACAATCAATTTTTTCAGCTCTTTGGAATACAACGAATCGTCTTAAAAAGTATCAAGTTCGATGAAATGGTAGGCAAGCAAAGTATTCAAAAATATACGATAACAGCAGTGAGTGAGGAATCATTTTTTGCGGAACTAGAGAATAGGAGAAAATAATGTTTGTTTTAACTGGACACTTTGAAATAGGGAACTATAAGTTCGAAGCCATTAACGAGGTACAAATTACCCGCAGCATCGACGAAATCAGCGGAAGTGCCGTGATTAAAATGCCATCTAAATTCTTCATTAGGCAAAATAATGCCTTAAGATATACCGAAGAAGCAATTGCTGCTGGAGATCCCGTGAAAATCACCATAGGTTACAAAAATAAATCGGTAAAACAGGAATTTGTAGGTTTTGTAGAGAGCATCAAGACGGGAGATATCATACAGATCAATTGTACAGATGCACTATGGCTGTTGAAAAGAAAAGATTTCAAATGCAATGAGCAAAAAACGACCCTTACCAAGGTCCTTAAAAAGATTGTTGAGGAAACGGGCATTGAACTGTCCGATAATTTACCTAAGGTGAATTTAGAGAAATTTACCCGTAAACAAGGCAATGCCATGCAGGCACTTCAATCCCTTAAAGAACAAACGGGCCTGAGCATTTTCCTTAACGACGAGCGCAAACTTTACTGTGGATTGCAACAGTTGCTCAAAATTGGAGAATACGCCGCTTACGATCTCAATTATAACATTGTTAAAAACGATTTGCAGATCCGCACCAAAAACGACAAGAAAATAAAGATTGTTTACAGCGCAAAAACCAAGGACAACCAGAAAATTAGTGTTGAGGCAGGAGATAAGGATGGCGAACTGCAGGAGATTACACAGCAAATGGTAGTAGACGTTGATACACTAAAGCAAATGGCCAACAACCACCTATCAAGACTTAAATACGACGGTTATGATGGCGATTTAACAAGTTTTCTAATTCCTTACGCCTCACCGGCCATGGGGGCCAAAATTATCGACGATAAACGTCCGCATCGAAACGGCATCTACCTTATCAAAAAGGTGGTGACCACCTTCGGCACCAGTGGAGCCAGACGAAAAGTAAGTATTGGGAACAAATTATCTAATGAAAAATGAGTGAGACCATCAGAACAGCCTTAAAGCTGATTACCAAACAAGATACCGACACCAACATCATGACGGTACTATCGGTTGACAAACAAAATGGCACCTGCACTTGTGATGATGGATTTATTACCCATACCGATGTTAGGCTTTCGGCAATCATAGATGAAAAAGCGCAAAAGCTTTATATCATCCCCAAGGTGGGCACTACGGTGTTGGTAACACCAATCGAAGCCAGCTACAACCTACAGTTTGTAGCCTTGGTCAGCGAGGTAGAGGAGTTTTATTTAGGCATCGACCAAGTGGTATTTGATATAACCAAAGAAGGTTTTCTATTCAAAAAGGAAAACGAAACCCTCAGGACAATCATGCTCGACCTCCTATCAGCCATAAAGGCCATGAAGTTTACCACCAACGTAGGACCTACCATTGCCCTGGTGAACACCGCACAATTTACAGGCATTGAAAATAGAATTAAAGACTTTTTAAAAGCAGATTAATATGGCACTAGATAGCAACAGGTTAAAAGCCAAGATCAAGGAGGCATTTGAGGCCGAGCAAAGCGAACAAAATGACCATAATACCGCTCTGGACCGAATAGCCGACAAATTAGCACAGGCAATTGTGGAAGAGATTAAGCAGCTTAAAATAAACTATAGCAATGGTTTATTGGCACCAAATGGGGCGGTAACAGGAACAATTAATGCCAGCATATCCTAATGGAAGATTTTTTTAAGAATTATTTGAGCGAATTGGCTCTAGCCATTATCGGAGCTTTTGTGGGTTGGTTCTTTCAGCGCAAAAAGCAACAGGCCGAAGTAAGGGGCAGCGAAATTGAAAATGCCGAAAAAGGATTGCAGTACTACCGTCAAATGGTTGATGACCTGGGCAGTCGTTTAACCCAAGCCATTATGGAACTTAACACCACTAAAATGGTGATCAAGGAATTGGAAGAAAAAATAGAAGCCCTTACAGAAGAACTAAGGAAATATAAGCAGTTAAACGGGAAATTATAATGCAAATCAAGGCACTACACAATCAATCGGTTTTAGACTTACTGTTACAGCATACAGGTAGTTTGGCAAGCGCACTCGCATTTGCCAAAGCCAATCAAATGTCCATTACAGATGAATTGGTAATTGGCTCGAGCTACGCTTTACCTGATGACGTGATTACCGACAAGGATATTTTAAACTATTATATCAACAACGCCTACAAACCCGCCACAGGCAACGCCGTCGTGGTCATCAACACCGATTACGGTATCGGCGAAATGGCAATAGCACAAACATTTATAATAAGATAATGGCTAGAAGTATAGATCAAATTCAAACAGAAATTATTCAAACGAAAGAGCAAAACCCAGCATTAGCGGGGCTCACCAGTACAAGCAAAACTTCCATCTGGCAGCTAATTACTTATGTGGTTGCATATGCCATTTATACTTTGGAAGGGTTGTTTGACGCTCATAAAGCAGAAACCGATAATGCGATTGCGCTGTTAAAGCCGCACACCAAACGTTGGTACCGACAAAAAGCACTCGGCTTTCAATATGGTTTCGACCTGATGGAAGATAGCGACAAATATAACAACACAGGTGTAGAAGAGGACATCATTGAGCAAAGCAAGATCATCAAGTACGCTGCAGTAACAGAGGCTACGGACGAAAGTAGGGTAATCATTAAAATTGCTACGGAAAGCGATGGAAAATTAAGTCCTATCGAATCTGAGCAAAAATTTGCCTTTGATGCCTACATCAGTGAAATAAAGGATGCAGGCGTAAATGTAAGCACTATCAATTTTCAGCCAGATAAGCTTTATCTCAACATGAAAATCTTTTATGACCCCTTGGTATTAGACGCTCAAGGAAACAGCATTATCAGTGGAGGTAGACCGGTAGAAGACGCTATTCTCAGCTACTTGAAAAACCTGCCTTTTGACGGACAATTGGTACTAGCACATTTGGTTGACGCGCTTCAAAAAGTAGAAGGAGTACTCATTCCCCATTTGGACAGCGCAGAAAGTGCCTGGATAGACGGTACTATTAACAATTATGGCCCTTTAGCTCCAATTGACGTAAGAGTAACTCCTGCATCCGGGTATTTTGAGATGGTAAACTTTAACAACATCAGTTATGTGGTATAAAATAGACATCAATAAGCTGGTTGTTCTCCTCACTCCTACTTTTCTCCGTAAAGAAAGCTTTCTAGTTTGGTTACAAACCCTGGTTACGCCCATTGCTTCCTTACACCAGCTATGGCTGTTGAATAGAGAAAACAACTTAAAGCGCCTTCAGCATAATGGTCAGATATGCTATTTAAGGAAAGCCTTAAACGACGCTTTTGACACCGAATTACGTCGAATTACCCTTGCAGAGGGGAATCGCTATACACGCAAATACATCTATACCAACATTGAACAGCAAGCGCAGTATTTAGGCACGAAGTACCTGAGGCAAAGTACAGATTATGCCGATACCGGTGTAGATTTTAGAATAGTAGTTCCACAAGGATTTGATTTAACAAACAATAAATACCAGCTACAAGCCTTAGTTGACTTTTATAAGCTGGCAGGAAAAAGATATATAATTGAAGTAAATGAATAACGTGCTTTTACAACAAACGGGTGGTTTTCCATTGGAAACCGACACGTTAAATTTTATGCAAAATGCTTATAGCTTCTTGCAGCATATGGCCTCACTGGGTGGTGATAATTACATTTTATCGGGCTGTACAATTACGGGATCTACCGTAAGTAATGGGGTGGTGGTAATTGCGGGCGAAGTTTTAGAGTTTAGAGGCGGCCTTATACAATCTACGGTGGTGGTAAGGGAAGACAAAGCCACTAGGCCTTTCGAAAATGGACAGGTGAAAGACATATACTTTAGCAGGTACGTCACTTTCGGCACAGGCACAGGAACCATCGCCTGGGACAGCTTAATCCGGTTTAAACCGCTATTAGCCTTTAAAGATCTGCCTACTGAAAAAAGCAATGCCATTGATTTGGACGACGAGAGCAAATTGGCTACAGCCAAAGCGGTAAAATTACTTAACGATAAAGTAGAAAGTAGATTGCCATCGGGAGCCATCATCATTTGGAGCGGAAGTGTCAATGCGATCCCAACTGGATTTGCGCTATGCGATGGGCAAAGCGGCCGTCCCGACTTGAGAGATAAATTCGTATTGGGCGCAGGTTTAGGTTACGGAGTAGGAGCTGATGGCGGCTCTGCAACCAGAACCCTGACAGCAAATAACCTACCTCCGTTCTCAATCAATGGTAGAGGATTTAATTTGAAAAGTACTGACTGGAGGTCCGGTGGTAATCCTAGTGTAGGCAATGGAACGGGCGAAGAAACTAGCAGATTATTGACTTATAACGGATCTTCTGAACCATTTAGCATCCTCCCCCCGTATTACTCACTAGCTTACATCATTAAACTATAATTTATGGCAAAGCAAACATTAAATATCATTAAAAACTGGTTTAAAACTGGTTTAAAGCCAACACAAGCGCAGTTTTGGGATACTTGGGACAGCTTTTGGCATAAAGATGAAACCATTCCAACGGGCAGTATTGAGAATTTAGACAATCGATTTAACCAAAAAGCAGATCAAGAAGCTTTTCAGTCTCACTTATTAGATACCAATGCACACGGTCTCTCCACAAAAGCAAATGTAGTAGACCTGCTAGCAGAAGCAGAAACCAGGGAACAGGCCGATCAGGCTTTAGCGCTTCAAATTGCAGAAATGCAAGGACAAGTAGTAATCGTCTCCCGCTTGGGAGAAGAAGTAGATGCCAACGGCGATTTGAACCTATCTGAAGAGGAACTGCCGCAATATCCAAGGCAACCAACCGTCTATATAGATGAAGTAGCCGGCAGTTGGCAAACGCAATACAATAAATCAACTAAAGTATTAACAGGGCTGTATGGCATCTCACCAGAGGCCACCATCGAAATTATTTTCTAATGAAACAGATCTTACTTTTTACCTTGATGCTATTTGCCTATGTTGCAAATGCTCAACAACAAAACATTACCGTTGATTCCATTGCCATTGGCCGAAAACCTGCCAGTAAAATTAATCTGGATGGCAGCATTACCGCTAAAAACTTTAACGGAAAACGTCCTATTACAGGTAGCGTGGCTACCGGGCAAAATCCCAACACCAACGATTTGGTAGCTTGGTTAAATGCGGTATTTTACCCCAGCCAAGCACCTACGGCTAGCTTAATTGGTGGTCAAACCTATGAGCTCACCTCCCAATCTTTAATCGGTCCAATTAATGTAAATTGGACGATTGGAAGGCAAAATGCTACCGAACCTATCAATAGCATTATAATCTCTAATAATTTAAATTCCACCACTTGGCCTCAAAGCTTCAGTCAACCTGCAGCAGGTTCAACAGTTAGCGGTACACAAGGGTTCAGTATTGGCGGAAATATTAACCAAACCCTAACGGTTACGGCAACCTCAACCGATGGAAAAAGTGCCTCAGCTCCTACGTCCTTTACTTTTTTGCCTAAAAGATACTGGGGCCGTACCACATCGGCTGCAGCAACAGAAAGCGATTTATTAGCGAGTGCCGGAGGTAGTAATACGCTATCAAACAGTAAGGCAGGAACCTTCTCCATTACAGCAAACGGAAGTAACCGTGTTTTCTACGCCTATCCTTCAAACTTAGGAGATTTATCAAGTATTAATATTGGCGGATTGGAAAGCTTGTCTTCGTTTACCAAAACGGTGATAAATTTTACCAACGCCTCAGGTTACACCCAGAATTACAATGTGTATACCTCAAACAACGAAACAGGCGGCAACGTAACTGCCGTCATTCAATAGTTTATGATAATCATGAAAAAATTAATAATCACATTCATCTTAGTTTTTTGCACAATTATGGTGAATGCCCAGGTTAAAGTCCTAGGCAAAATAGAGCCAAATGGACTTGCCGATACCTACCCTACCCATGTAGATAGCTTGGGCCGCGGCGGCTTTGTGGCTGTCAAAACATGGCAAGAAAGAAACAATATCCCTCTGCCGAGAAGAAAAGCGGGGATGATGGTATCTGTTAAGTCTGCTACTGTAGACAGCCTTTATAGGCTCGGTGTTGGATTATCTAATGCCGATTGGCTTCCCTATGCACCAACTGTAGATGTTAGCGGCAAGGCCAATACTACGGGATCTAACGCTACGGGTACGTGGCCTATTAGCATTAACGGCAGTGCTATGCAATGGGGAGGCAGGACAGCAGATTTTAGCAGTTCTTCTAGTAATGTGCCTACACATATTTTAGGTTTTGATGGGGTAAATGACATATCGAGACTTTACCAATTAGGGGCTGTGAAAACGGCTTTGAATATTAGCGACGGTTCAACACTATCTAATAACATTGATGGAAGTGCGGGAAATTCTACAAACTGGAACGGGCTTCTTAGGAATGCGGGAAATATCCCAGACCCTTCGGGAGGTATTATGACTTTAAATAGTAATGGCACATCATCTGGCTATACTTCCGTAAACCAAATGAAAATTGCATTAGGTGTAGATAACAAAGCTAATTTAAATGGTGGTAATACTTTAGTAGGCCCACAAACGATAGACAGTGAAGATGGATTGTTCGTAATAAACAGTGAAAGTGAGGGGTCTTGGACTTCTCTAATTGCAGGTAATCTTGCTTTATTTAGTGGCAGTTCGGGAGAAGCTTTTTTTAATGCTGCTCAAACTACCATGAGTAACCCAAACGGTAGATTTATGGTAGATTTACAGAGTGACGGTAGAACTATCTCTTTAGGAAAGCCGTCTTCGGGTGGAAGTTATTATACTACAAATATAAAATTAGATAATAGTATTACTTCTAGTAATACAGTTACGTTGCCGGCAAGTACTGGTACGTTAGCTTTGATGGAGCAGGTATTGGCGATGACTGAGGTACAATTACAAACTTATCATGGCGGTGATATTGTAGGTACAACCGTTACGATAACAACATCGCCCTCTAGGTATAAAAAGGTTTATGTTTACAAGGCTGGTGATATAGATAATACAACAGTTTTTCAGTTGCCTGCTAATCCAGCTGTAGGTGATTTGGTAGAGATTATGGCTATAGGTAGTATGTTCCTGTTTGAGTTTATAGAAATTAGAACCGCCTCAGGAACATTTTTAAATAGTGGGAGTACTTACCTTATGTCTTATAAATGGAATGGTACTTCTTGGGCTTATCAAGGTTTAGAGTAATAGATTAAAGTAACTTTAATCCGCTAGAATATTCTAGCGGGTGAAGTTCGCCTATAATATTATCCCAGCTTAGGTATAGCTCTAATAATAACATAGCTTTCAATAAGGACTTTGAGACCTGTGGTCATTTGTCTGCTATTTAAAAATCAAAAAATACACAATGAAAAAAATATTAATGAGCTTTATTTTGACTCTGTGTGCCATATTGGCTAATGCCCAGGTTAAAGTATTGGGCAAAATAGAACCCAACGGAGCCACTGATAACTATCCAACCCATGTTGATAGTTTAGGCCGTGGCGGCTTTGTAGCTGTAAAAACATGGCAAGAAAGAAACAATATTCCTCTGCCGAGGAGAAAAGCGGGGATGATGGTTTCTGTTAAGTCTGCTACTGTAGACAGCCTTTATAGGCTCGGTGTTGGATTATCTAATGCCGATTGGGAGTGTTATATCATTCCCAAAGAAATAAATATATTAGCAATTGGTAATTCTTTCACAAGGGATGAGTTGGGGTATATGCCTATAATTTTTAAGAAAATACTTCCAGAAGTAAAATTGAATCTAACCATTGCTTATTTAGCAAGTGCTTCTTTGGAAAATCATTATAACAATCTTCTTAGCAATGCTTCTGTTTATGCCACTGATGATTTTTTAGCCAAAAACGATGCTTACATATCTACAACAAGTAGGAATTTGAATGATATTATTAATAATCGAAAATTTGATGTGGTGGTATTTAATCAGCTTAGCAGATTAAGTGTAAACTACTCTACATACCAGCCCTTTCTTAATGATTTGGTAACGGAAATATCTAATAGGTTAACTTATGGCGTTAAGTTTGGCTTGGTGCTCAATCACAGTTATGCAGACGGGTATCCAGATCTTGCAAACATTCTAGGTATGACCTCAGACCAAATGTTACAGGCTACAAAATCAGCACAAGAAAAAGCTCTAGAAGCTAGTGGAATAGATTTTATTATACCAACTGGGATAGCAATTCAAGACGCTAGGAAAAATCCCACTTTAGATACTTTGGGTGATTTCGGGCATTTGACTTATGACGGTAACCACCTCCAAGAAGGTATTCCTAAATTAATAGCCGGTTATTGTGCATCATTATCAGTGTTAGACATGGTCGGATTTAAGCACAATGGATTTTTTGGCGATAAAACAAGCCCTGATAATGCTTGGACTTCTACTCATAACATCCCGGGTATTAACGGAAATAGCGCGGGTGTTAACAGCACTAATGTTATATTATCCCAAGAATACGGATTACGAGGGTTCAAGAAAAAACCTACTACTTCAGATAATTCTTTACAAAGAGTTACAGACAGGAATAATACTACTTCTAATACATTATTTCTTACTGGTGATACTAGGCCAGTTGGTACACCTACAGGCAAAGCAGTCTTATTAGAGATAAAGACAGATAACGAAGGTAGCTTAGCAGGTATGTTGGGCACCTACAACTATGACGAAAACAGGTTTATAACGACGATACTTGGAACTTCAAACCCAAATCCGGGACAAGGAGGAGTCGTTATTGGTGGCCGCGTTACGGCAGAGAAATTTGAGGTGCAAGGTGGGAATATTAAATTGGATGGGAAATTTAAAAAGGGAAACCTTGAATTTGACCTGCCAGTATCTTCTGGTACTTTGGCCCTTGTTTCTCAGATTAATTCCAAATCACTAGCCGACATTACTGGTGTAGGCAACATAAGTCCTAATACGGTTTATATTACTGATGCTGTAAGGCCAATAGCCACACCAACAGGTAAGACCATAATGATGGAATTACGTAATAATGGTGTAGGTGGAAAGGTTGGTCTTTTTGGAACGTATGATTATGCTGCGGGCTCATTTATTGATACTGTTTTGGGCTCTTCTAATAATTTGCAAGGGAATGTAGGTATTGGCACTATGACGCCCACACAAAAGTTAGAAGTTGCAGGAAAAATAAAGGCAGCTTCAATAAACTTTACAGGCTTGCCAACCTATGCTGATGATGCTACGGCTGGTATAGCCGGATTGACGGCTGGAGATTGTTACAAAACTTCCTCTGGGGAGTTGAGGATTAAGCTATAG